GAGCAATTTGCAAAAACTGGTGAGCCAATTCGCACATATAATTTCGTTGGTATCTTTCCAATCACAGTCGGTGCAATTGCACTAGATTGGGGTACAAATGATGAAGTTGAAACCTTCCCAGTAACATTCGCTTATGATTATTGGCAGGCTGGTCAAGGTGTAATTGGACAAGTTACAAACGCACTATTTGGTTAATATCCAATCATATAATTTTATTAAACGGGGGCTTCGGTCCCCGTTTTTTGTTTCAACTAAATAAATACTGGTAATAGTTTAATTTTAGGAAATGAGATAATGGCAGTACAATTATTTGGATTTGAAATAGCAAGACAAAAGGGTGAAGAAAAAGAATTAGAAACCGTTAAGTCTCCAATTGCACCATCTCATGATGATGGAGCAATGGAGGTAGTTGCTGGTGGTTCTTATGGCACATATGTTGATTTAGAAGGTAAAGCTAAATCTGAAGGTGAATTAGTTACACGATATCGTGAAATGGCTATGCAACCAGAATGTGATAACGCTATTGAAGATATTGTTAATGAGGCAATCGTTGTAAATAAAGAGTCGCCTGTTAATATTGTCTTAGATGATATTGACCAACCTCGTGCCTTAAAAAATCGTATTAGAGAAGAATTTTACAATGTTTTAAAACTTCTTGACTTTAACAATTTAGCATACGATATATTCCGTCAATGGTATATTGACGGTAGGCTGTATTATCATATCATGATTGACGAAAAGAAACCGCGCGACGGAATCAAAGAGTTGCGTAAGATTGACCCTAGAAAAATTAAGAAAGTCCGTGAAAAAGTTTCAGAAATGGATAAAAGGACCAGTATGAAAATTGAAAAGGGTCATCAAGAATATTATATCTATCATCCTAAAGGAATTACATCTCAAAGCAATCAAACAGCTGTTAAGATTTCTAAAGATTCTATTTGTTATGTAACAAGTGGACTTATAGACCCAGCCAATAAAATGGTTATGGGTTATTTACATAAAGCAATTAAACCTCTCAATCAACTTCGTACACTTGAGGATGCTACTGTTATTTACAGACTTTCTCGTGCTCCGGAGCGTCGCATTTTTTATATTGATGTAGGTAACTTACCTAAGATGAAAGCCGAACAATACCTGGCTGATATGATGGCAAAACATAAAAATAAAATAGTATATGATGCATCTACTGGTGAAATCAGAGATGATCGTAAATTTATGACCATGATGGAAGACTTCTGGCTCCCACGCAGAGAAGGCGGTCGAGGTACAGAAATCACAACACTTCCGGGTGGTCAAAACTTGGGTGAAATGGATGATGTTGACTACTTCCGTCGTAAACTTTACAAGTCTTTGAATGTCCCCATTACAAGAATGGAGTCGGATGGACAATTCAACCTCGGACGCACAAGCGAGGTTACACGAGACGAACTAAAGTTTACACGGTTTATTGAGAGACTTCGTGCCAGGTTTACCCATGTGTTTGATAGCCTCCTTGAGATTCAATTAGTTCTCAAGGGGGTTATCAATCGTAAACAATGGAAAGAATTGCGTGAAGATTTATATTATGATTTTCCTAAAGATAACTACTTCTCTGAATTAAAAAGTGCTGAAGTTTTAACAGAGAGACTTAGACTGATGGGTGAAGTAGAACAATATGTTGGTAAATTTTATTCATTAGAGTGGGTTCGTAAAAATATTCTTCAAATGTCTGAAGAAGAAATACGTGATATGAATAAACAAATCAAGATTGAGCAAGAAGAAGAAGATAATCCTATGAATGATGAAGAGCCAGAAGATGATGTTGAAGAAGAAGGATTTGAGCCTGTGGAGATGAGTGAAGAAGATCGCGCACTTATTTCTAAAATGACTTCACTCCTAGAGAATGTAGAGTTAGGAGATGATGAGGACTTCTAATGAAAGAGTTAGAAAACGCCAAACTTCTTGCTGCTGGTCTAAAACTTGCAAGAAGTGAGATTAATAAAAAAGTAAAACCTCTTAAAGAGGAAATAAATAAAATTCACCAAATCCCTGGACCTCAAGGACCGCAGGGTGAAAAAGGTGAGAAGGGAGATACTATCCTTGTTGAAGGTCCGCAAGGACCAAAAGGACAAAAGGGTGATACTGGTGAAAAAGGTGATATTGGATTATCTGGTGTCAGCGTTATAGGTGTCGAATTATTTGAAAATAATCTTGTCTTTAACTTTTCAGATGGTAATACGATAGACGTTGGTGAAATCAATCGTGGAGAAAAGGGTGATAAAGGTGATCAAGGTATACAGGGTGAAAGAGGTTTTACTGGTTTCAGAGGTGAAAAGGGAGATTTAGGTGAGCAGGGTATTCAAGGTGTACAGGGGCCTCGGGGCCCAAGCGGTATTCGCGGACCTACTGGCTTACAGGGTCCAAAAGGTGAAGACGGTCAAAGAGGCATCCAAGGAGAACGTGGTCAAACAGGAGCACAAGGAATTCCAGGGCCGAAGGGAGCACCGGGAAAAGACGGAAAAGACGGTGTTGATGGTTTACAAGGAGAGAAAGGTGATGTTGGACCCCGCGGACCAGCGGGGAAAGATGGTAGACCTACTGATTTAAAGCCTGTCAAAGAAAATCTAAAAAAACTACAAGATGAATTACAAGTATTTGAAAAGAAGATAAACGCTAGAATTAGCCAAGTGAGTATGGCTTCAATTGGTGGTGTTAGTTCTGGTGGTGGTGAAGTTAGATTACTAAGATTAGATGACGTAAACGTCGATGTTAGCAACCCAGGAACTGCTAATGGTAAAGCACTAATATGGAATTCAGACTCTAATAAATTTGTTCTTGGTCAAGCAAGTGCAAATGGAAGCGGAGGAAGTTCTGGTAATGGAGTTAGTGTTTCTGATTTTCAGTCTTTTGTATCAAATACAAATTCATTCATTAATTCTCAGTTAGCTAATACTAATGCTGCAATTGCTAGTTTAGAGGTAGGTGCTGGAGCTAATACTGGAATGGATTTGCCATTAGGTAATCCTACAGATACTAGTTTAACCACAGACGGTGCTTATCAAAGTTTTACAACCAACACTAAGACAACAGATGCAATTGACACTTTGAATGAAGTCATTGAAAATGTCAGAAATAATACGTTTGTTAAATCAGTTGAATTTGTTTCAGATAAAACATCTGGTGGTGCTGGTCTTACCGTTCAACTTACTATTACAGCGGTAGGAAATCCAAATCAATTTGTTATTGATTGGGGAGACAGTACACCTAACGATACAACATCAAGTACAACACCAACTCACACATATAATACAAATGTAGGATCACCTTTCACAGTACAGGTTACTGCTAGTAATACTAGTGGGTCCGGCGATGGAAGTTTTGCATCATTTACAAGACCTGATTATATTGCAATTGCAACAGCTGACCCAGTTGTTAGTTTTGAAGTATATGCTAATCCAACTGGTGGTTCACCAATTACATTTTGGGATGATGGTGCAACAGTTTATTTTGAAAATAATACTACAAATATCGGACCAGCAACTATTCAATTTACATGGAATTGGGGTGACGGTTCATCAAATGATGTTATTACCTCTGATACTGACTCGGGTGGTACAGCAGGGTCAAGACTTGCTCATACGTTTACTGCTAGTACAGAACAAGACCAAACCAGAAATGTTACTCTTACATTAGATTCTCATAATACAGCTGATCCTGCAGTTATTCCTACTAATTCTAGCATCGGGTTTAGAATATATGACACTCATACACCAAGCTTAACACTTAGTAGTACGTCTGGTATTAATGAAGAGTCTACTTCTGGTCATAATGTTACATTTACTAATACAACTGAAAATACCATCGGTAGTCACAGTGTGTTTGGTATTCAATATGTTTATACCTTTGGTGACGGTACATCACAAACTGTAAATGTTGGATCTGGAAATAATGGTGATACCGGAAGAACTATTGCTCATACATACACTCTTTCTAGTTCTGATCAAGCATCTGGTACACCTGCGGATTATACTGGTAATCTACAGGTAACAAGTAATCATACATCAAGTCCATTTACAAGCTCTTCCTTTACAGTCCATGTTGAACCAGATGTCAGAGCAAATATATCAGGAACAGCTATAACTGTATCGGACGGGTCCGGTGATAATCAATTCACAATATATGACCATGTTGATTTATCAGGAGCTAATCGTGCATTGGTTAGAGTGACTAATAGTTCTCAAAATGGTAATATCTATGGATATGCATGGGGAGATGGTGATACAGACTTAGGAATTCCACAGGATGGCACTACACCGGGAAGTGTAGGCGCAACCATTGACCATGATTATACTGGCGAAAGCACTGGTAATTATACTGTTACTTTAACAGCAAATGGCACACCAGACTTAACACATCAAACAGATACAGAAAGTATCACATATAATCTAAAGGCAGTGCCATCTGCACCAGCCGGCTTGAGTGCTAAAAGTATCACACTAAACACTAACTCAGTAGGAACGCAACCAAGACTAGCATCCGGATTTACAGATATTAGCTCAAGTAACCCACTAGTTGCTGGAGCAAATTTGAATACACCTACCGCGAGAAGATATACTTCAGGCTCAGTGGTTACATCTACCGCTAGTAATGCATTTAATGGCTCGTCAGGAGACTTGACGGTAAGTATTAATGGGTCTAGTGATGGTCAAAAATCATTTTCAACAACCTTAAATGAGACTGGTACATTTACAAGTTTGATTGTATCAAGTCAAGTTGATTTTAATGGAGTAGACTCATCTTATCCTTCAAACTTCTATCAAGTTTTCAGTGCAAATATTAACAAAGATATAACCAGTTTAGGTATTGGTGTAACTGATATGAGATTACGTCATACTACTACTGGTGATACAAATTATGTAGCCTTTCTAAAAGATGATTTAACAGCTGTCTCATCATTTGATTCTGTCGGTACTCTTAGTGAGGGTACAGCTGGTTTCAAAAGATATATTTCGGGTATTCCTTATTACAATACAGGATCACCAGCAATTACTTTATCTGGAGCATCAGTGAATAATTTAGTTGGTCAGGCTTACATTAATCAATCAAACCCGGCAGCCGGGATTGTAGAAATTGATAGTCCC